ACGCCAAGGTCTACCATTGTTGCGCGGTGCTGATACCACGCTGCGGGAGTCCCGCCTTTTCCTGCTTGAGGACCGAACGATACCAGTCCTGCTTGTGCTGAAGTAGCCAATTTTGTATCCTCCGTCATCACTGAATTTACATTCAGCAATGATCAAAAAAAAAGAATGAAATAATTACGGTCTTTCTGTCATGACAGACCAGAACACTTTTCCACGGAAAATATATTGGTTAGGTGGTCCGCCACTCTCGAAAAACGTATTGCTATGACAGTAAATCTTGATTGCTCGCTCACCATAGTCATCCACAAGAGGATGCATTGGTATTTGTTCTATAACACTGAGCAATCTTCCAAGAACAGCATAAGCCTGGTCGTGAGCTACGGACTCAGTAAACTGCTGTTGGATGTAAAAACATTCGATCATGGCTACGCCTCTGCGCCACCATAGCTGACCACCGCCAATCTCGCGGGCAGGAAAGTTCTGAGAAATATCCTGCATGGTTTCTAGCGTCACGATTCCATCTCGATAGCTTGGGTCTTCGTGATCGCCACCAATAATACCAATAGCGACATTGTTCTGCACTTTCGCCTGCTGCAATAAGCCTTTCTTCACAACGACCGCTCTTGTAGAGTCGTTTACGGGAATGTCTGTCTGCATCTTCTTGGTTATTTCAACAAGAAGTCTGTCAAGCACAAGATTTACAATCATTGTTGGAGCAGGCATTATGACGTAGCTCCTTTTTGCTTCTGCGGGAAACGCTTCATTTCAATATCAAAACGCTGCAAAAGCGCATCCGACATCTCCTTTAAAGGATTGTCGATTGGGGTGCCAGAGTCTACCTTTGTGTTGTACTGGCGTAAAACTGCAGCTTCATTTGCTCTCTCGATTAGGCAGTAGGATGTTGCGTAAAAGGTAATCGCAGTCGTGAGAGCCGTTGGCGAGTCGAGGAGTACGTCGTCAATCTCAGGAATATATAAGTCAGTTCTCGGCTTCGCCCAAACTGCTGAGTAATAAACAATGGCTCCGCTTGTTCCGAGTGGATTTGCGAATGTTATTTTTTTCGCTGGATAAAGTAACCATCCACTTCGATAAGCGGCTCCAACTTGGAGAGCTATCTGAGGGAGAAGGTCTCCGGTAGTCAGGTCTTTCACGCCTTCAATGTCTATCAAATCCTCCGGTAGGTCGAAGGAGGACACTCCCCCTTCGACCTCAAACACGGAAGGCTTCCAAATACGACTCGCGATTGCATCAAGGGCGGCTTCTACACTCGACAAAAGTATTGACGCCGATGTCTGCCCACCGCGAATTGGGAGTAAAGGGCCTCCATACAATTCATCAACGGCAATAGTATCGCCAATAAGATCGAGTATCTTCGTCTTAACTTCGCCAAGTGTTATAGCCATTTACTTATTCCTAGTACAGCAAGTCTTCAGGAGTGATCACGCCGCCAGGGGTCGGGAGGGACACGGCAGTAAAGTGAATCTCGAACAGGTTGGGTTCCCAAATATTGAAACCGATGTTCATGTCGTAAGTAAAGCGGAACACGCTGTTGAAGTCGTCAACGGGGCGGGGGTCGTAGAATTCAAGGGGCTTGTTGACGCTACCCATGATTCCACCGCGAGAGCCGAGGACAAGGTTCATGCCAACGTGGACAGCCTTGGTAACATAACCGAACACAGTCCCGCCGAGATCGACGTTGTAATTCTTCATGATCGGGCGATCAAATGAAAGTTTCGTGCCATCAATTTTGACGATACGACGAACAACGGTCTTGCCAGACAGGAAGTTCACGCCATTGGTAACGCCGTAAGCATCTGTGCGCTGAGTGTGGATCGACACGACATCATTCACCGCAAATCCGGTTCCGCTTGCGACTGTGATGTAGTGGGCAACATCTTTCTGACCAACGTACCAGGTCCCGTCAACAGCAGTTGTTTCGGGGTCCGGAGAACCGTCGCCAGCAGTGATGGCAACTTTGATTGCCGACTGAACTGCAATCTTGCCAGCGTTGTACAGCACAGAGTTGTTCATGCCGTAATTGTCGCTTGGATTTACGACAAAGCGGACGCCCTTGTAAGAGCCGGTTTCGTAACGAAGAGGTTCCGCTTTGTACATCTGAGCATTGAGCCACTGAGTATCAGGTGAGGAGAGGGCCGAGATCTTTTCTTGAAAGTCGTACATCGAACCAGGGGGAACGATAACGAGCTTTGCGTTTGATGCATCGCCAGGGATAACAGGAGTTCCGGTCGAGCCGATGCGCAAGTTCCAGGCATTAACCATGTCGAGACCGAACTTCGAGTCAGCATCCAAAGTGGCAAAGTTTGTCGCGCTACCAGCATAAGTCCAATACGACTGAGGTCCCAGCAAGTAGGCGTTGCGGGATAGGATTTCCATCTTGCGACGAACATTGTTACCGAGAACGCCACGGAGCAAACCAGTCCAGTCACGCGCGCCAGACATCTTCCACTGATTGAAATAAGAGGTTGACTTATGAACCTGAACTTTGTCACCATAACGCTTTACGGCAATTTTACGGTACCGAGAGTCGATTCCGTTGGGCTGCTCAATGTAGTTGTCAGCGAAACCAATTTCGTCGTTGTCAACATCGCCTTCGAGCAGATCAGTAAAGGTGCTGGCGGCAGCGCCAGTCATCTGCGAACGGTCCGTCCAGTCAATCAACGGAGTGAAGATTGAAGGTCCGCGCTGAAAGTTCATGAGGACTTCAGGAACTTTATCGTCCCAGGTATTTTGGTCTACAACAGCCACTGGGTTAATGTTGTAGAAATCGAATAAATCGCTCATTTCTAAAACTCCTTAAAAATAAATTGAAAAAAAATTCCTACTTGCCCTTCGCGGAAAGAGTAAGGTATTCCGAGAAGAATTCTTGATACGATTTCTGATCGCCTTTCAACGCGGCAGAGTTCGCGTCTTTCATCGCCGTTGCCGAAGTTCGTCCGGTATTTTCTTTTGATGCAGGGGCTGGAGGCGTAGCGCCAGCCTGGTGATTTTCTTTCGCCATTTTCTCGACAGTCTGTAAACTTTCCGCGAACTTGCCAAGACGTTCTGGTAATTGGTCAAGCGGCGCTTCTGGAAGTAGTCCGTTCACCTCAAACGAAATAAGGTTTGGGTATTCCTTCATAATCAAATTCTTTCGAGCAAGAGCCGCGTCCTTCAATGAAATTGCGCTTTCTTTCTCAGCCAATTGAGTTTGCAGGGTTGTCTTCTCGCCAGAAAGAGCCTCATATCCCTTTGAGGTTTGCTCGAGTTGCTGTTTGATTGTCAGCAATTCAGAACTCGCCAGTTTGTGGGCTTTTTGCTCTTCTTGGAACGTAGTTTGAAGATTGCCGTGCCGCTTCTGCCACTCAGCTTCGGTTAGAGAAAGCTTCGCTTGGGTGGTTTCGTATAGAACTTTGTAATCGGTTGCGTCACCGTTGCCAGAGGCGGATTGCCCGTTGGCAGAGTTTTGCGCAGCGATTTCTTCTGGTGTAGCCATATCTAAATCTCCTATTATCCTGTGATTTTTAGAGACTGTGGCCCAGGGTGTCCAGGTCTCTGCAAACGCACTTTGAGTGCGCGTTGTTTATTCTTCCGACTTACTTTTGTCTGGTTTTCCGTTCGCCGGTGCCGGTACGCCAGACTTTGCGTCTGAGTTCTTTGAAGGCTTTCCGCTTGGTTGCTGACCTTCAGGTTCAGGCTTCATCATTGACTCAGATATTTGCTTCTTTTCTTTTAGTATTTCGTTCCACATCTCATCTGGATCTTCAATGTCATCAAAGAGTCCCATGATATGTTTTGCGCTTCCGATATTAGATGAAGAACGGATTGAGGCTTCGTTTACCAGAACTTCCCTATCTCTTGGAAGCATTGGCGGCCACTTAACAAGAAACTTCAACTTCAAATCCTCTTCCGTGATGCCTTCAAGTTCTTTTACGCGCAGCATCTTAAGCAAGATTTTTGCGAATGATATAAGTCCTACTGTCCAGAACGACCGCTCAAGTTCTACGTGAGATACCAGGGGCCACATCCGAGTGTTCAATGTTAAAGATGATCGCTGTGATCCCTGGTCCTCACCGTCAGCCACAGATGGGTGATCCACTTCTCTGCGGTAGAAAGCATCTAGTTCTTCTGCAAACTTCAACATCGGCTCTGAGGCTGATCCTGCTTTTACAGCAAATAAATCTGGATTCTGGTTGTCCATTCCGGTTCCAGATCCCAAATCCAGGTATTTTCTTCCATCAGCGAGCGTCTCAAGTTTTATTCTTGCAGCAATATTTCTTGCCGCCACATAGCTGTGAGAGTCGTCTGAGATTGCATCGCCAATATCAGCAAAGCGAAGGTTCATCTCTTTTATGAGTCCCTTTACTGCTTCTGTTATAAGCGACTTACCTATCATATGTCCGTCACGAATATGTGGAATATAGACTATTGGGACAACGCCGAATGGATTCGGCCCTTTAGCTTGATTTCCACCAAACTCTATCGTCAATCCATTTATTGCAATTTCGTATTCTTTTGGAGTCCAATGCTCTGTGTAGTAAAAAACTTTTTGCCCCTCTGGAATATCAGGGAAGTAGGAACGTGCTTCAAGGTATGTTATTTCACGTACTATCCAAGCTTCCGTCAATCTAAAGTAATCTGTTCCGTCAGGAACTCCAATAAGCTCATCTGCATTAGCGGTTGAGATTTCTATTCTATCGAGATCCGGTCGCCATCGAGCGGCGAAGACGCATCCACCAAGATACTGAGAACTAATACCGTTAGTGATGAACATTGAACCGGCATTGTTGTCTGAGAAAATATTTTGAATGATGTTCAGAACTTCACGAGCACGCTTTCTGTTTTTCTTATCCGCAACTGGGACAAAAGAAACTGGCATCCCTCCCAGGTGCATTGAGTCAACAGTCAGCCCAAAAAGCACGGCAGTATGCTTTGCGCAAGTTCCCTTTAAGGGATTTATTTTGATTGGATAACGATCAATCTGTTTACCAGTTGCGCTGTCTGTAACAGTCTCCTCAAGAGCTTCACCGGAATACCATGACTTAAGTTCGTCATACATATTCTTCTGTGAAGTCCATTCCAGAAACGGAAATCCCTGTTGCTGTTGCAGGGAGTACGGATTGTTCGAGAAAAGCTTTGAGGTTAAACTGGTAAATGTTTTTAGCATGTGTTTGTAAGAAGCAAAATAAGACGGTTGATTTTTCCTGTCTATACTCTGATCTGCTATGCTATGTTTGAGATATTACCACATTTTCAATCTTAATACAATAAGTCCTCCAACTTGGAGGACTTATTGTATTATTTATCTGCCATTTCGTGAAACTCAGCTTTTAGTCCATACTCTTCGTGCCACAGAAATGCGGATGCTGATTTTATATTTCCAATGAATTGATTATCAAAATGCCAAGTGTCTGTTCCACTAAGACTTGAAAGAAACCTAACAGTACACGCAAGCTGCTCTTCATGTCGCAGGTCGAATTGCTTGCGTGTGTGCTTGTCTCCAAGATGCCACTCTCGATAGTCTGAATTAGACCAAGCAAACTTTTCGTCAATTGACATCGTTGTGGGGAGCTTCTCTATTTTCTCAGTAGATCCATGAGCAAAGCCTAAAAGAACTTTTCCGTAATGCCTATACTTCCTTGATCTCGCGCTGTTATCAACTGCGATGTTTTTGTTGTTATCAAACGCGCACGAAATAGCTTCCCCGAGATAGAACAACCTGCTAGTATCGTGATTCCCTGAGATGAATAACATATCAACCGGCGCAACCTGAGAACAGAGAAGCGCAATTTTCTGTGTCAAAATTCTTCCAGTTCTGAATGTTTTCCTCCATCGCGTATCTTCTTGCTGCGGAGTCCCCTTCGTTGTTGTCTCGGCTATGTTGTCAACATTGAAGAAGTCGTTTCCCCACGGAAGTAGGATTTTGCTTATGTTGATTGATTGCACATCATTCAGGAGCTTTTCAAAAACAGATAGCGCCATTTTCTCAGCTATCTTAATGTCGTAATCATCTCCACTTTCCTCTCCCCATGTCAGCTTGCCGAAATGGAGATCTGGCATATCTATTTCGTAAATATATTTTTCTTTTGACTTTCTATATCTAAATCTCGGAACTTTTACGGAGTTCTTTTTGGCTTCTAAAATTAAGTCATTTACAGCACTTGAAGCTCGAATCTCTTCTGTCCTTCTTGAGAGCCAAGCCTTTACGCTAAAAACCTGCTTTATTAGCAGTTTCCCGCTGTCCCTAACCTTTCCGTGGGTAACCTTACCATTCTCCACGTCCCACTCTACAGACCTGTCTTTCCTATACGCTGGGCTTGTGCCTATAGTCCATCTATCAATATTCCATGTTTTCAGATCAATCTTGCAGACGCCACCAGATCTTCTTTTGTTTTTATTTCTTCGTTAGTGACAACGTTTATCTCCATGTTTTGACCGTTGCTCGCAACATTGAGATTTCCTATTTTAGCAGTTTCCTTTTCTGTGAACTCTCCACAGTCTTTGCAAAATATCTGCCTCCCCCTTGACATCGTATTTTCACCGCCGCACTTTGGACACGTATATTTGAACACTGTTTTTCTTTTATCTGTCACCGTGGACCTCTCGATTCAATTTTCGTTTTTCTCGACCAGATGCGACGAGGATCGCGGTAGGAAGCATTGTGTTCTCTACTTGAACGGCGAATAATGAAAGCCTGCTCGACGCTAGACTTAATGCTTTGCTCATCTTCCGAAGTAGAACTACCAAAATGTGCCCTGATCGCAAACGCAGCCATCGCCATAGTTGCAACCAGGTCTTGCGGAAGTTTTGAATTTTGACTTTTATCCAAGAGTGGGTCATAGTTCTCCAATTGGGCGCTTATGCCGGAAATTATACTCGCCCATCTAAGGTTTCCGTTTTCGATAAACAATTTCAAGCATATCAAATACGCAAACCGCTTTGATCCTGAGAAATCGAATCCGGTCAACTTCTCTACAGAAAGCCCTTTATTCTTTATATACTCTAACGTCATGATTTCTGCCATGTTCTTCTGAGTCGCTGTGTTGTCACAGCCAGCAATGAGTGGCTTGTATTTATTTATCCATTCAAGCATTTGATTTACCCAGGGAGTTATGCTTCCATTTCCAGCGCCCCACCACATCGCTCTGATTGGAACGAACTGAGGCGCTTCTGTAACATCGAAGATCATCCAGGTGGGTGAATTTCTTTTTGGAGCGTTGTCGATTCCAGGATCTCCGATTAGATAATAAACCCTCCCTTCCTGCGGAGGAAACTCGAAGTGATAGTATCCTAATCTTCCGAGAAAATTTGCGGTATATCCTTTTACGTTATTTTTCACATTCTCAAGGAGTATTTCAGACATTGGTATGTCTTCGCATGGTTGAACGTCTGATTTCGGGAAGTATGTACCACGTCCTTCCGGCCGTTTACCTGTTGTGTATCTCTCTCTATCTCTTTCAGGTATAAGAGCAAGCATTTTCTTCAACTGCTCAGGCGTTACATTTTTATTTTCCTTTGTTTCGATTTCAAGAGCCAGCCCACTTTCTTCATCAGCCTGAGCTATATCAAGCATTTGCCACAGTTCTGGATTCTCCCAGGGATTAGATATGAGAGACATTCTTCCCATAAATGGACGATTTTCTGCGGTAGCACCTGTCAAACGAGTTGATAGATTTGCTACGATTGTAGAAAGACCATCAATACGCCCCGCCTCTTCGAGGTTGATCCAGTCGCCTCGCCATGAGAATATGTTAGTTGCGTCCCCTTGCTCTCCCAGGGACATAAATTCCATCGTGGACTTCACCTTGCGCCGCCCAACCATATACTCAATTACTATTGATGGGTATGGGCGTTTTGGCGTTGCTGTAACGAACTTCTCAGCGATAGTGCCTTCCATATTCTCTAAAATAAGCTGATACATCAACTGGGATTGCCAAGACTCCCTTGCTACGTTCAAAAACTTGAAGCCTGGAGTTTGAATTCCGTGATAAAAGGCAGACATTCCGGCGGCGAGAGTTTTGCCTGTATTTTTCGAGACCACGCCATCCATTACATAATTATTCCAAACCGGAACATGAATATCAAATACGTCCCTTTCTCCAATAGGTTGTATGCTTGTAATGGTGGGTGTATAATAATCCATGTCATCGCAACAAGGAGAATCGCATGAATGAGAACGAACTTCAAACATTAGTGGATCAGCACGGAACCTTGACTGCTGTAGCGAAGCATCTTGGAGTAACCCAACAAGCATTGTCTTATCTGATAAAGAAATATCGTATGACCATCCAATTTGACCAGAATAGGCGCGGAAAGAAGGGGTCGTATTTAGATCAATACGCTCCTCTTCTAAAACATCTCGCCAGTATTGGCTGGAATTGTCGTAGGATTGCAGATGTGATAGATGAACCGTATTTGAATATGGCCGAGTCAATTCGGATGTGGCTTCATAAGAACGGTGTGGCAATCCTTTCTCGGGTAGGAGCACAGCCAGGTGAACGGAACATTGCGTTTGTTGATGGTCAATACCAGAATGACCGAGATGACATGTACACCTTCGTTCCTGCTCCAAAGGGATATAAAGGACGGAAGAAGTCAAATGGTTGGGTTGCTGAACATCGTATTGTAATGGAAAAAAAGCTTGGGAGACTACTGGATGAAGAAGAGGTAGTTCATCATGAAGACGAGAACCCAAGGAATAACGATCCTGATAATCTTCGGGTTTTTCCTTCTCAGTTGGAACATAAGCAATATCATTTTGAGAAGTGGAAGGCAAGTTACGCGGAGAGACTAAAGGATCTCCAACTCGCAGATCGGCAGTACGCACATAGCCTCGGTTGGGGACCAAGAAATGGTGGTCAAGTGTAACGTCTACGACATTGCCATCAGACAGATG